GTTCTTCCATCATTGCTTTGATTTGAGATATCTGAACTTCCATGTATAAGAATCCGGCATATAATCCACCGATTAGAAACATGTAAACTAAATCTATCGCAGTGAAATCCATTAGTCGTCTAAAACAACCGTCGCATTGGCAAGTAATACTTCTCTGTTTGCCATGTGTTGTTCTTCTACTAAGTCTTTGTTCTCACCTGTATATGGTACTGCATGATGGTCTGTAATCATTTTCTCATTAACATTAACTCTAGTCTCTTCAGTATGAACAAATAGTTCACCTAGTATTCTTCCGAATTTACCTTTATCATGTGATATTAAAGTTATTGTCTCTGCAGATTCTAATAATCCTTTAAGATGTTTTTTAGATGCCTTACCGAATTTCTTTTCTACTAAATCTCTTGTTCTGGATTCAGGAGTATCGATGCCTAACATCCTCACTCTTTGTTTTTTATAAACCATTCCAAAACCAAGGTCGATATCTACATCTACTGTATCTCCGTCCACGACCTTTGCAATAGTCACATTGTATTCATATGTGTTTTTCATAAGATTATTTAGGATAATTGTGTCTTCGGTGTGAAGTCTTCTCTTCCCAATCTTCTATTGCTTTTTTGATGGAGTCTTCTGCAAGGACTGAGCAGTGTAATTTGATTGCAGGTAATTCAAGGATTTCTGCAATCTCTTTATCTTTAATAAGTTTTGCTTCATCAATCGTTTTCCCTGTAAGTAAGTCAACGAACAACGAACTCGATGCAATAGCACTTCCGCATCCGTATGTTTTGAATTTGACATCTATGATTCTCTCATTATCGTCTAATTTTAATTGAAGTTTCATTACATCACCACATGCAGGTGCACCTGTCATGCCTGTTGCAACCATTGGGTCTTTTGGGTCGAATCTGCCCACTGAATGTTTTTCAGGATTCCTTAAAACATCCTCGAATCTATCGACTACTTTTTTACTATATGCCATGGTATTATTTATCCAAAGAAACTATCAAGACTTGCAACTGGTTCTACATTCCAGTCAATAAGATTGATAATACCTTTAAGTGGTTCAACGAATGCCTTGTCAAACTGTAAGTCATAATCAACATACTTCTGTATGTCAAACTCACGAGGCAGAACCGATAAGAATGAGATAACATTCTCTTTGATTGGGTTTGGTGTTGTAAGATATGTGAAGTGAAGTTTATCTCCGTTCTTTATCAACTCATATCTTTTATCTAAGTTTAGTTTCTCTAAGTGGTGATTGTAAAGTAAAGCACCTCGGACATGTATGGGTGTACCCTTTGAGTAGATGTTTGAGTTGTCATGATATTGTTTAATGTTATTACAACCTCTTGGTGAGGCAATCTCTTCTACAGGTAGATTTCTGAATTCTTTTCTTGTTGTCTCAACAAAGTCCCACAACTCTTGTTCAGTCTTTGTCATTACAATGTTCAATGCTTCAGTAAGTTTCTTTCTGACCCATTGTGGAGTTGAAGACTTTGCAGTTTCAATTCCCATCATTTTTAGTTTTGGAGTTCTGAGTCTTACACCTTCATTGTCATATACATTTAGAATATATCTTTTCTTTGCAGTCCAGATACCTCTATCTGCAATTACTTCACGACCCATTTCCATTTTCTGTTGAAATGAATTCGTGTAATCTTTAAGGTCTTCAAATCCTTCTCTCAATGCCTTCTCAATTTCAACTTCAATCTTACATAAGAAGTCAACAACTTTAGTCTTATCTTTCTGTTGTTCTGGTGTAAAGATTTGATTTACTAAATCATCAAGTGTGATATAAATTGAATCAGTATCCATTGCAACGATATAATCTTTGTCTGTTTTTAGAACTTTGTTTAGATAATCATTTGCAGTTTTCTCTGACCACTTGATTACTAATTGACCTGCAGTAGTGACTGACTCTGCAAGTTGTGGGTCAAAGAATGCAAACCACTGATTAGCAAGAACACCATATGCACTGTTCAACGAAATCTTTCTGACCTGTTGATTGTTATATGCTCTCTTGATTCTGACTTCAAGTTTTTTCTTTTCAATAGGGTCATCACATACTTGTAGTTCTTTCTGATAACCAATCATCTTCTGTTTGTATTCCTTTCTCTCATCGTATAATGTTTCCATGAGTTCAGGAAGAAAACCTTGTTTGTCTCTTTTGAATTTAACACCGTTTGGTGTGACTGTTAGATTCTGTTTTTTCAATTCAGATAAGTCAATCGTCTTGTCTAACATACCTGCAATCTTGGTGTCCATAAGACCACTCTTCACCATTTTCTCTGGTGAAATATTAAACTGCATGATTAGATGTGGATAAAGAGAGTTCAAGTCAAAAGACATAACCCAATTATGACCACCGACTTGTGGTTCTTTAACATATGCACCTTCAATACGATGATTCTTTCCGTCTCGTCTTAATGCCTGAGGTGGTGTTTGTATACCTTGTTTCTTTAGATGATTATAGATGATTGTTTCCCAATACTTAACCATACCGAATGTGTCATTGTAATTACACTTGGCAGAATATGCCATAACGATTGTTAGTTCTAAGAATCCAAGTTTCTCTTCTAGTTCTTCAACAAGAACTGCATCTTTAACATTATATGCAAGGAACTTTGAGTAGTCTTGTTTGTAAAGTGTGTGTAGATTACCATACTCTGAGTAATCAATCTTACCTGTATTGAGTTCTACTTGTGAAATGTGTTCTAGTTTATATGACTCTTGTGTTTGTGGTGTATGTTTACGATACAAGTCTAAGTAATCTACAATACTGATACCATAAAGATTGAATGTCTGTTGTTTCTGACCAAAGTTAGACATGTATTCTCTAACATCTGACATACCCCATGGTGATAATTTCTTGTGTTCATCTTGACCAAAAACTTTGTCAATTCTATTACAAAGATATGTGATGTCAAATGAATCTACATTCCAACCTGTGATAATATCAAAAGAGGCCTTTCTCCAGAATTTGATGAACTCTGTTAGAAGTTGTGCCTCGTCTACACAATTATAGTAAACACAATTGGCAGGTTTTTCATCCCAAGGACCTAGACCGAAGACATGTGTATTATGACCGAAAGGTTTGATTGCAATTGCATTGACTTTCTCACCTGCAATCATTGGTTCTGGAAAACCATCTTCACATTCACACTCAATATCAAGTGTTGCAATTCTTACTTTCTTTGTGTCGTATTCGAAATCTGTTGGGAACTTATCTGAAATATAAGTATAAACATATCTATCATAACCATGTATTTCCATACCTGCAGTTTGATGATATTTTTCTCTGAACTTTCTGGCACCACCCATTGAGTTGAGTTCTACAACTTCAAGTGGTCTGCCGTCTAGTGATTTGTAAGGTGTGTCACCTTTTCTGGAAGGAACAAAATGTTTAGGTCTGTAATCGACCTTCATTTTTACCCTTTTATTGCCTTGATAACCTGTGACTAGTATTTTGTCGCGAGTACGACATACATTTGTATAAAAATCCATACTGTTAGTATACTACAGTAGGTCTATTCTGTCAATGTTCTTTTACTCTCAAAGTCAAAATTCTTTTTGATTACAGATTTGATTTCTTCCCAGTGTCCTATCTTGTTCAGTTCACTTTCAACTGAAGCCATAAGGTCGGGATGGTCTGCTGTACCACTTGCATTTTTTGTTAACACTTCAACATTGATTTTGTGTTTTGCAATCTGAGCGTCTGCGTTCTGTATTTGAGCCTTTAAGACTCTGTCCATAAAATCTACCATATTACTTATTACCTCTCTGACCTCTTACTTGATTACCTGTTTCTACTTTGTAGTTTTGTTCTAGTTGAGGTTTTGCATCGAAAACTGATTGAACTTTATCATGTCTAATTTCAAAAACATATTCTTTTGCAAAAGGTATATAAGGTGCAAGTTGAACTTCCATTCTATTGTCTTCTAAAGATACTAGACATTGTTGACAATCTCTTAATTCGTATTTTCCTTTCCACCACAAATTCTTAAAGAAACCAATTAAGATTTCTCCTGTATCTAATCTAAGACACTTAACTTCGTCTCTTATATTACGCACTTCTTACCATCTCCTGTAATTCAACACTTCGTCTTCCAACTTGTCTGAACCATTTAGAATCTTCCATTTCAACTGCAACTTTATCCCAATCACATGAGACAACACCTTTCCACATGTTATTAAACTTACTGAATCTTGTTCCACCTAAGTTGAATGTCATGTTAACTAATACATGTTGTATGTTTTCTGGTAATGCATAGAAATCTTCACCACCTTTTGATTCAAATAGATGTATAGTTTCATCTAAATGTTTATCAAAGTCATAGTCATAGACATCGTCTACTCTTTCTTGTGAGACTGGTGTGCCAACAGGTTGACCATGTTCATCATCACTATCTTTGATTAAGTGTCCGACACCAAAGGTTAAATAACCTAGTGAATCTTCGTAGACTTCAAGGACTTCTCCTTCATGTCTTTTAATTTCCGCCATTAATTTTTCTCTGTTCATTATTAACTCCTTGTTAAGTCGAATGGTATTTCATCTTCTTCGTTTTCTCTGGCAGCTTCTGCGGCCTCAAATTCAAGATATTTAGCTTGCACTCTGTTTTTTTCAGCAAACCAGGCATCTGTACCTGGTTCTTCATATTCACCAAGCATGTATATGGTATCTCCGTCAGTTTTTACTATCGGATATTGTATAGGTCTTTCAAATTCAGACATCTTTTTCCTCTTTTTGTATTTGCTCTTGCATAATCTCTACAAGAATGTTCCCCATAAGATTATTTAGGTCGTTATTATTTAGTAGATTATCAAGTTCTTCTCCACTATCTGGCAACCTTCTAATAGTTCTTTCAAGTTTATGTTTGGTTTTCCGTCTTCAAATCCTACTTTACCATACTGATAGACAAGACCTTTAAAGTCTCCTTCTATAATTTCTATAGCAGCGTCCTGTTCGTGAGGATTCTCTACTACTCTAAATGTTTTACCGAATAATGTCAATTTCATCAGGATTCTCATTCCATACTTCAAGTGTATTTCGAAGTCTACCATCAGAACGGAGAGTATTGTATCTGTTAGATGCTTTCTTTCTCCACCATTCTGTTAAATTATTTATTGAGTATCTATCATGGTTAGATTTCTTTATCAGTGTATCAGTTTTACCCAATATAACATCTTTAGAATTCTCATAACCTAAATCAGATACATAAAATCTTTTTCTTTCATTCAATCTTCTTGCATCATCTACTACTTCTATAAAGGTCTTCTTATCATCTTCATTAAGAGACTTCTTAATAATAGATAACATTTTAGATTGAACCTTCATCTTTCTACTTGATGCTCCTTCCCACACAATCGGACCACCATTCTTTTCTACAAAGAATTTCTCTAAGTCTTTAAAGTAATTGTCATTCATAAGTGGTGCAAAATTACTATCAGTTAGACCTTGACCTTTCATGAAAGGTTTTAAACCGTCATACTGTGACATACTCTTAGTTGAACCATATAGTGAGGTAGTTTCAAAGTGACATAGATTCATGTTATACTTTTCATCTATAATTTGTTTCACTTCATGTGAACAACACATCAATGCGAGTAGTTTACCACCAAGATAATTAAATCCAAATGGTTGAGTAGGAACTATAATCATTCCCATGATTGCATGTTTGTTAAATACAGGCATTGCTTCTGCACCCAACACTTCACCAAAATACCTATTTCTAGGAGCAATGTTCATCATTGGTGAACCTAGTCTTATGAAACCTACAATCTTATTTGTATTTGTTTCATAGACCATTAAAATTAATTTTCTACCAGGATTTGAGGCCTCAATTGCATGTGATGTAATAATCTCTAAGTAGTTATGAAAGATTTCGTGGTCTGCAACACCAACTCTAAAGTTCATATCTTCTGGATGCATGTTGAAGTCTGAAAAGAAATCGTCTGATAGGTTAAAACCAAAAAGAGGAGTTGGCATTTCTGCCACCCTCTCTAGTTTGATTTTTCTCAAATAGTCTGCCATATTACCAAAGTTTTGATAATACTCGGTGATTTTATTAGAGGCAAACTTAGCGTCTTCCTCTGATAAGACTAAATCACATTTGAATTCAGGCATACTATAAGTTTGCTAATACATTCTCAGGTGATGATACTTCATATGGGTCTGTATCAATGTTGTCACCGTATCCTGCTTCTGCAAACATTCTTTCAATAACACCATCATTTACTACCATTGCATATCTCCAACTTCTAATACCGAAACCGAGATTTGCTTTCTTAACTGAAGCACCTATAAGTTGAGTGAATTCACCATTTCCGTCTGGTAATGGTCTCACATTCTCTACACCTTGTCCTTCAAACCACGCATTCATTACGAATGAGTCGTTTACTGATAGACAATATATTTCATCAACACCCTTTGCTTGGAATTGTGAGAACTGAGTCTCAAAACCAGGTAGTTGGAATGATGAACATGTTGGTGTAAATGCACCAGGTAATGCAAAGATTACCACTCTTTTACCTGCAAATTGTTCTTTAGTGTTTAACATAACAAAGTCACCATCGACTCTGATAGGCATAACCACTTCAGGTATTTGAGTTTGTCCTTCGACTATTTCTAGTCCAATCTTATTATTCATTTAATTCTCCATAATGTAAAAAGATACACCCATTATATTACAAATGAGTGTATCTGTAAAGGTAGTTTTTTAACTAATCTCAATAACTACTGGTTTGTCTTCCTCAGGAATAACTTTAACCAGTTTGACATGTAGAATACCATCTTTCATGTCGGCACCTGTGACTTCAACTAAGTCGGCAAGATTGAAACTTCTTTTGAAAGCTCTTGATGCAAGACCTTTATGAACAAAGTCCTTAGAATCTTCATCTACTTTACCTTCAATCATAAGAACATTTTTCTCCCTAGAGATTTCAATGTCCCCTTTGCTGAAACCTGCAACTGCAAGTTCTATGCAAAAGTTCTCATCATCTTCCTTTACGATGTTGTAAGGTGGATAATTAGTTTGTGTGTGATGTGACAATCTTTCGAGGTCTTCGAAGTACCTGTCAAATCCTATTGCGAACGGTCTGAATTGACCAAATATATCTAAATGCGTCATATGTTTCTCCTAAATTTTAGCAAGTTAATATATGTAATCCTCTATTGAGCAATTACAAGGGTATTTATAACACCCATATACCTATTATAAGGTCTTTTTCTGAAATTTCAAGCGGTTTTTTGTAATCTATTACATCTTTTTGATGCTTGGTTTGTGACAGCCTTATTATTTAAAACAACTATAGCCATAAGAGTATTGACATCTCTCATGTCTTGTTGACTCATTACTTGTTCTCGCATTTCAAGAGAGACCACTGGATAAAGTATGAGGAACTTTCTTACACCCATTTTTGATACCGAAGGTCTTTCACCAAAAAGAGGATTTGTTTCTTCGACACAATCGTATTTAAGTCCGTTATATGTGGTATACATATCAAGAAGTTGAAGTGTTAAGAATGTAGTCCACTGAAAACTACTAACTGGTTCATGTAGTGTAAATGTTAACTTGTTCTGTCTTTCCTTTAACTGTAATCCTATCGACTTTATTGAATTCTCTAGTAGGACACTGTCTATATGTTTCTTCTGATAACAACAAGTCAACCCCCTCGTAATTTCTAGTTTGGCCTTCGAGTCTAGCACCGAGGTTGACGGCATCTCCAATGACGGAATAGTCAAATCTAAGTTCTGACCCCATGTTTCCAACGATGCATTCGCCTGTACTAATCCCGATACCGACATTAATAGGAGGCAGATTGAGAGGAGATAGTTCTTCATTTAATTCCTTGGTTGCAATTAGTATTTCTTGTGCGGACTTTACTGCCAACTCGGCATGATTTGGACAATTTAGAGGAGCATTCCAGAAAGACATAATACAATCTCCCATATACTTATCAATGGTTCCAGAATTATTTAGAATTATTTTGGTCTGAACATCTAAGAATCTAT